AACGCGCCCGTGCTGGTGTGTAGCGTCAGGTGGGCAGCCGCACCGCTGATCGTGGCGGCGTCGGCTGCCAGCGCGCCTGTTGAGGCATGCTGGTGCGCCGCCGTACCGGCGATCGTGGCGTCCTGCGCCGTCAGCGCGCCGGTGCTGGTGTGCAGCGTCAGGTGCGTGGCGGTGCCTGCCACCGTGGCGTCTTGCGCCGTCAGCGCGCCGCTGGTGCTGTGCGACGCGCCTGCAGTCGTGTGGTCCGCACTGCCGGCGATCGTGGCGTCCTGGGCGGCCAAGGCACCAGTCGTCGCGTGCTCGTGCGCCGCCGTGCCTGCGATCGCCGCATCCTGCGCGGTCAGCGCGCCTGTCGTGGTGTGCAGCGTCGCGTGCGCGGCGGTGCCCGCGATCGTGGCGTCCTGCGCCGTCAGAGTGCCGGTGCTGGCGTGCTGGTGTGCCGCGGCGCCGCTGATCGTGGCGTCCTGCGCGGTCAGCGCGCCCGTGCTCGTGTGGAGCAGGTTGTGCACCGCCGTGCCGGCGATCGTGGCGTCCTGCGCGGTGAGGGCGCCGGTGGCAGCGTGCTGGTGCGCCGCCGCGCCCGCGATCGTCGCCGCCTGCGCCGACAGCGCACCGGTGCTGGTGTGCAGCGCCAAGTGGGCGGCAGTGCCCGCGATGGTGGCGTCTTGCGACGTCAGGGCCCCGGTGGTCGCGTGCAGTGCCGAGTGCGCTGCGGTGCCCGCGATGGTGGCGTCTTGCGCGGCCAGCGCGCCGGTGGTCGAGTGGGCCCCACCGGACGCTGCAGGGAAAAACCAATCGTTCCACGCGGCGACAAAGTCCTCGTTGTCGAAGTTCGGGCCGCGGCTTGGTCTCTTACGTAGCGTCGCGAGTTTCAGGCCGCTGATCGACCCGGCTTTGCGCACCGAGCGGCGCCACCACGCCGAGCCCCATCCCTTGCGCCCTTTGCCAGTGATCGGCTGGCCGGTGATGAACAGGAATACCTCGGCACTGTCGGTCGTGCCTGCGGCATTTGTCGCCTGGAGCCTGAACTGCCGCCCGTTGTCTGCGCTACTCAGTGTCGCAGTGGTGTAGTCCTCGCTCGTCCCGCCGGTGCCGGTAGAAACGTTCGTCCACGCCCCGGAAACCTGCTCCTGCCACTGGAAGCTAGTCGCTCCGGTTGTCGTGGCGTTGAACGTGGCGGTCGCGCCAGATGGTGCCGTCTGTTGAACCGGCTGGGCTGTGATGGCCGGTGGCGCGGGCTCGTCGAAGACGATCATCGCCGAGTTGTTGACGTCCAGTGCGCCGTTAACAAAGTTGCCTGTAGTGTTTCCTGTCGCCGTTACGGCTTTTGTCTGTGCGCGGATTAAGTGAACAGTTGCGCCAAACGTGCCTGCACTTGTGAACCCAGTCCCGACACCCGGAGTCCCACCCTGGTAATCAACACAGGCGGCGAGGCAAAAACTTGGTTGATTCGCTACGTTAATCGTCAGCGTAGGTGTTGGGTTACTTCCTCCATCAGTCTGCGAAGTCCCTCCGCCTGAATCAACTCCGGTAACTCCAGATATTTCAAACGCAAGAATCTGTCTGTTGCTTCTAGATCCCCCAAACGTACACAGCAGGTCCAAAGAACCTGTTCCTGTGATTTGGCATGTAAGTGATGTCCATTCCTCAAGAATGCCAGGGCCAGGGCCAATCGAAGAGCTTTGCTGAGTGACACTGCCAATCGTGGCCGTGCCAGAGTTCTGCGTGATCGTCGTCGTGTCGGCTGCGTCGCCGTTGACGAGAATCCATAGCCAATTGTTCGCAGTGACGTTCGAGCCGAACGAGCCGGTGGCGATTGTGGTCGCCGCCGCAGCCGCCTCATTGAACTTCGACTGGACGATGGAGCCTGCCATCTCAGGCTCCTAGTTCAACCGTGCGTCTCGACGTATGAGCCGCTGACCACGCTTGCCGTGGTGGTGTTGGGGACGAAGACAAGCCACGGCACCGTGCCGTCATAGATGCGCGTGCCGAGTCCGGTCAGTGCGTCGGCCTGGTTGGGGATCAGTGCCAGCAGCGGGATGCTCGCGAGCTTGCGGTACGCCACCAGATTGATGGTGCCGCTTGTCCACGTCGCCGAGAGAGTCAGAGACTGAACGGATCGCACACCTGTATCGCCGGCTTGTAGGCCGATGAAGTACGTCGCACCGATGGCGGAAGACGCCACCGTTGCGATGATGTTCGTTGCTGTGCGCCCGGCCGTGCCGGCCTGGTTGGTGTAGCTGATCGTGATCGTCGGCGTGCCTGCGCCGGTCGCTGCGCTGACCTCGACTGCGAGCATGACGCCGAGGCCTGTGGTCGCCGGCGTGGCGTCGGTGCCGCTGGTCGGGCAGCGGCTGGGCCAGTTTGGCGTCGTGCTGTTCTGCGCCGCCGTGCTGGTGATGGTGTATCCGCCATTGCTCCAGATGCGGTCGAGCACCAGCAGGCGCCCTGCCTGCGTTGCCATCGCGTCCAGATAGGCGAGATAGGCGTTGCCTGACGCGGGGTTGTAGTGCGGGATCGCACCGTTCGGGATCGTCGTCGAACTGTCGAGCACGGCACCATTCAATGTGCCATTCTGCGACCCTGCGCCGGGCATACCGCCGAGCGGCCACAGCGACGCAGGACGGCCGGCGACAAGCGTCGCCGTAACCGACTTGGCGAACTCGATCGGCGGGCGCAACCCCGCAAAGATCCCGTCCAGCGTCGAGATTGCCATGGCTCAGGCCGGTGCCGTGTAGGTCAGCGAGGAGCACGACACGGTGTCGCCCGCGCCGATGGTCAGGCCACCGGTCATGTTGATGTCGGAGGCCGAGGCCGCGACGGCGCAGTGCACCAGCGGCGTGGCGCCGTTGTCGAGCGTCGCGTTCGCCACCGGCGAAGCGTTGCCGGTCGCGTTGGTGTCGCTGGTGATCGCGTTGGCCGTGATCGTGCCCCCCGACGCGGCGCCAAACGGCGTGGCGGACATGGGCAGCGTGGCCACCACCGTGCCGGGCGAGCCGATGGTGCCACTCAAGCGGAAGCGCAAGTTGGCCGTCGCACCGAGCGCGGTGTCCACCGCGTCGGCGAGCGTGTTGCGCAGCGAGGTTGCGTGGGTGACAGCCATGTTCAGGCCTCCTTGGGTTGTTGGTCGTCGGGGAGCGGAAAGAAGTCGAGGTTGTAGGTGTCGACCTTGCCGGTGTCCTTGCGCGTGACGTGGATCACCGCGTGCGCGACGGCTTGTTGAGCCTTCAACGCTGCGGGGATGCGTTCCGCTTGACCGGACACGACGGCGTCGTTTGCCTTGATCTCGTTCACTTTCCGCTCCTTGACGCTCAGACCACCGGGTCGGCCGGCGGCGCGTCGGGCACCAGGTCGTCGACCAGTTGCACCTGCGCCTTCAGCGCGGCCACGGCGGCCTCGAGTTCCGGCGACACGTTGGTGCCCATGCTGGCGATGACGGCTTCCAGGTCCAGCACCTTCTGCAGCGTCGCGGCGCTCTCGGTGGCGATCTTCTGCAGCTGGGTGGTGGCTGCGTTCAACAGTTCGGTGACTTCGGCTTGGGTCGACATGATGAGTTCCTTGATTTCGTTGAGGGAGGTGACGATGTCCGCGCCCACCGGAAAGTGGTGGTACACGTTGACGGTGATGCTCATGAGGTCGCCTTCTTGCAGAGGGTGACTTCGGTCAGCGGACCTCCGTCAAGGGGCAAGTATATGGCTCCGTTCACGACAATCTGTGACGCCGTGTTGTTGCACTTCGCGTTCAGCGCCGCCTTGCGCGTCGTCAAACCGGTGAGCCGGCCGCCCGCCGCGGTAAAGATCGTGCCGCCACTGGCGCGCCAGATCTCGGTTGCGATCGGCGTCGGTGGCGTGCATGGTCTGGTGATCGGCTGGCCGGGGAACGGCGCCAGGCGCACGCCCTCGGTACAGGCCGCAAACAGCAGCGACTCCCAGTTGAACCGGTCGATGCTGCCGACGGGCGGGATGAGTTCGCGCGACTTGATCGCCGCGTTCAGTGCGGCCAAGGGGTCCGGCGCAGCGATGATGGCCTGCGCCATGTCGATCAGCGCGTCGGCGTTGACCGTGCGGTACTTGTCGAGCACCGCGTGCGTGTAGAGACTCCAGACCTCGGTGCCAGTGGTCGGGCTGAACGTGCCGGTGGGGCACCAGATCGCCGACCAGGTGCCGCCCAGGCGCGCGTCGGCGCCTTCCATCAGGCCTTTGCCGCTCAGGTTGATCGGCACCCACGGGCTCTGCGGGAAGCACGCCGCCCCGCCCGCGTGTGCGCTACCGCACAGAAGCATGAGGCTCAGGGCAAGCGCGCGGATCATGCGAGCTCCCCGCCGACCAGGTTGCCTTCTTCGTCGTACTCGTAGCGGATCTTCTTGCCGGGCTTCTTCTCTTCGCCCTTGGCCTGCATGGCTGCCTGCACGGCCTGCTTCACCACGTCGGCGATCAGGTCGCGCTGCTTGCTGGCCGCGTCACGCTGGGCGTTGGCCGCGTCGCGCTGGATGTCGATGCCGCCTTGGACCTTGATCGCTTCGATCTTCAACTGGTCCTTGCGCTCCTCGGCCTGCTGCATCATTGCCATCTGCTCTTGCTGCGCCTTGGCCTGCGACTCCATCTGCTGCGCCAACTCCTCGTCGGTGGGCACCACCTCGTCGACCGGCAGTTCCATCGCGGCGGCCGTCTCGCGCAGCAGCGCGGCGCGGTAGCGCGAGGTGATGATCTGGCTGTCGATCGGGTTGGCCGTCAGCGTCAGGAACTGGATGCGGCGTTGCTGGGCAGACTCGCGGATCAGGATCGCCGCGGCGCCGCGCGGCACCACGATGTTGTCGCCCTTGATGCTCTCGTCGGGGTTGTAGAGCATCTCGTTGTTGAACGTGTCCTCGATGGTCGGGGAGATCACGTTCATGTCGATGTTTCCGATGGCACGCCGCAGGCCCTTGGCCGCGTTGTTCATCAGCATGCTTAGGCCCGTGGCCGTGTCGGCGCTGCCGCCGGCGCGCTCGTTGCCGTAGGTGTAGCGCGGGATGCCGGTGGCGTCGTCCGCGCGGATCTCCCACTTCTCGTAGGTCTGCATCAGCGACTGCGCGCGGTCATCCGGCTGGAAGAAGCCAATGCCGGGGTTGACGCCCTGCGTCGGGTCCGACTTCAGCTGCCACATCTTCCACGGGAACATCTCCATGGTCTGCTCGCCGTCGGCGAACCGGTCGGCGTGCACCCAGACCTGCGGACCCGAGGCCATGGCCATGTTGTCGGCCAGTGCGCACGCGATGGCGTTGCACATCTGCTGCGGCGTGGCCGCCAGGTCAGGGATGCTGCGGCCCCAGAAGGCGCCGGGCACCTCGTCGTAGCAGGCCTTGCGGTAGGGGCGCTCGCCCAGCGGGTGCGGGTTCAGCGTGGCGTAGAGCACGTAGCGGCCGCACAGCAGCACGTTGCACTCGTAGTCGCGGGTCTCGTCCTCGATGCCCTTGACGCCCCACATCATCAGCTTCCACCCGGGCACGCTGCCCCAGTAGTTCAGCGCGTCGATGACGCCCGGGGGCGACAGCCACATGTACAGCGTCTCTTGCTCAAGCCGCTGCCGCTCGGCCTCGGTCCAGAGCCAGCCCTCGAGGTGGCCGTTGCTGTAGTCCTTGAGCGCCGCGTCGATCTGGTCGTCCTGGTAGCCCGGCAGGCCCTTCAGGTCGTACAACTCCTCGCGGCGGAAGCGCATGCGCTCGATGAAGTCGCCCTGCTGCGGCGACTTGCTCGACGGCGCCGGGTAGGCGTCGAACGGACTGACGCGCTCCCATGTCGGCGCGGCCTCGTTCTTCACGATCGGCTTGAAGCCCGCGCCCCACTGCAGCGTCTTGTGCCGCGTGTAGATCGGGCCCTTGAGGATGGCCGCCGGGTAGGTGACGAAGTCCTCGACGAAGGCGTCCATGGCCTGCTCGTACTCGCCCTGGGCGAGCCGATCGGCGATCTGCCGCTCCATGCGGGTCGCGCGCTTGCGCGCCATCTTGGAGAGCGTGGCCTCGGCCTCGTCGCGCAGCTTCTCGCCGATCTCGGCCACCAGCGCGCGGAACTCGTCGGGCGGCATGATCTCGCCGGTGGCCTGGCCCATCTCGACCATGGCCTGCTTGGCCTGTGCCACCGCCTTGTTGACCACGGCCACCTTGATCGGCCTGGGCAGGTCGGGGATCGGCGTCGGCTCGACACCCCACGGCTGCTCACCGGCGGGCAGCACGATCTCGCGGATCCACGCCGAGGCCGCGCGGCACTTCACCTCGGTGAGCGGCGCCCAGACGATGTTCATGCCGCCGTTGGCCGCCTGCATCGCGCTGATCTGCGCGGCGCTGTAGACCCCGCGGCGGGCGCGCAGGTCGGACAGCAGCTTGATGTCGATGCGGACCTTGGACAACTTGTTGCGGGCCCAGGCCAGCCGGACGTGGCCGGCAAGCATCGACTCGGTGTGGGGGTCGCCGGTGATGTCCTGCCCGGGGTCGGGCACGGTGGCATCGCGCTCCATCACCTCTTGCAGCCCCAGTTGCCGGACCATCGGGTTGACTCCGGCAGGCGCAGGCGCCTTGGCCGAGGACAGCGGGCGCGGCTGGACTGGGGCGATCATGGGTTGCTACTGTAACCCAAAATCGCTGGAATCAAGCAGTTGGCGGCCGTTGCTTCGGGTTGAACGTATGCAAACGGGTCTTGGCTTCGCAGTAGGCCGCGTGCGCTTCTTGCTCGGTGTTGAACAGCCCGAGGTAGTGAACCTTGCCTTTTAGCCGGATCTGAGCTTTCCACTTCCGGTAGTACGGTGTGCACCCGATCAGGACACCCCGCTTGCCGACCGCTTTCAAGTTCTGGCGGTTCTCGCCCTTCAAGGCAGACCGCAAGTTTTTGCGCCGGTTGTTGGTCCGATCGCCGTCTTCGTGGTCTATCTCGTGCTCCGGCCATGCTCCTGTCGAGAGGAGCCAGGCGGCGCGGTGAAGCAGCACGCTCGTGGTCCCGCTGGGGAGGTAGACCAAGGCTTGAAGCGCGCCGTCTTTGCGTAGCGTGCCGATGACCTTGCCTCCGCGACCAGTGATGAACCCGGTCAGCGGGTTGTAGCACCAGTGGGCGCGAACGTACTCGGCGGCTTCGGCTTCGCGTTCGGGTGTCAGTTTCCTCATGCCTGCCAGTATACGGCATTTATGAAGAACGTTCTACCTCGTCCATACGACCGTTCTACGTTGTACTGGTCTGACCTTTGCCATCACGACTTTCCGGTCGATTAGCTCGGGCACGAAGGTCAGAGCGAGAGAGTCAGCCTTGTCGGGACTCTTTCCTCCATTTTTTTTACAATCTTTTTTACTTTGCAGCTGGATGCGGAATTTCGCGTCGTAGCCGTAGTCGAGACTGGTCAACTCCTCGCTCAGCGGGTCGTCGTCGGGGATCTGGCCGTGCTCGAGGAAGTCGCGCATCTTGCCCCAGCACTCCGACCGCTGGTTGAAGTACTGCTTGTCGTCCTTCGCCGGCTGGCCCCACTGCACGGCAATCAGCGGCGGCAGGCCGGGCATGCGGCGCAGCGCCGAGTCGAGGTCGGCGCCGTTGCCGATGGCGTCGTAGGCGATGCAGGCGATCTGGCCCTCCTTGCGGCAGATCTCAAACACCCGGCTGGCGAGGTCCGGCCCGTCGAAGCCGGTCAGGGCCACCTGGAAGTGCACCTTGAGGCCCTGGCGCAGCGTGATGACGCTGAAGTCGTCGCCGAAGCGCGCCGGGTCGACGGCGAGGAACTTCGGGTAGGCCTGGTAGACCTCCACGCCCAGCTTGCGCCGGCGGGCCTGCATGGTGAGCTCGGGGCTGATGAAGTTCGCGTAGCCGGCTCGTGGGAACTGGCCCTTGACGCGCACCCGCACGAAGTCGCTGTCCTCGCCGTACTCCTCGACCCACGCGGCGATCTGCGCCTTGTTGGTGAAGCTGACGGTGCGGCTGTCGACGCGGGTGTAGGTGTTGCGCTTGCCCTGCGTGCAGTTCTTGAAGAACCGGCCGCTGGTCTTCGTCGGGTTCCCGTAGCGCAGCCACAGGATCTGCGTGCGCGCGTCGGTCAGCGCGCCTTCGGTCACCTCCCAGATGGCGTCGTCGATCGCCGAGGCCTCGTCGAAGATCACCAGGATGCGCTTGCCCTGGTTGTGCAGGCCGGCGAAGGCCTCGGTGTTCTCCTTCGACCAGGGGATCTGGTCGATGCGCCACGACTTCTCGCGGTCCTTGTCGCCAGCGATGAAGATGGCGGTGGCCGTCAGCGTGAACAGCTGGCGGCCGATGAACAACTGGTACCACTTCGACAACTCGGCCCACGTCTTCGTGCGCAGCTGGTTGTCCGTGTTCGCCGTGACGACGCCGCGGGTGTCCGCGGCCGTGCTGATCGCCCACAGGATCCACCAGGACACCTGCGCCGACTTCCCGATGCCGTGGCCGGAGGAC